ATTGGGTTTATATTAGAGGGTGTTTAAACCGTTAATATACACCTTACCATAGAATTCAGGACGTAACATTTTCTTAGCATAGCGAGTCAAGAGACCTTTACGTGGAGTGAAGGTATCTGGATCGTAGATAAGAGGCGTCATGATTAATGGGATGTAAGGAGCAAATACAGCACCTGCTTCTAAGAATTGCTTACCACGGAAACCAACTAAGATAGTGTTTTCAGTCATGTAAGGGTTCTTATAAACAGTGTAGCGGCTGTTGAATTGACCAGCTTTTTGTACACCAAATGCATATTCCATGTCAGCTGCATCACCGTTGCTGTTAGAAGCGAATCCAGGAATAGACTCGATAATTGTAGCTACAGTTGGAGAAACTACCATGAAGTTAGCACCACCACGAAGGGTTAATTGGTGAATTCTGTTACTTAACTTTTGGATCTTAGTACCAAGAGTTTGGAACCAAGTACCTTGAGTGTTATAGAAACCTAAGTTTGTAAAAGTTAAGTTTGGATTTGTGATAGCTTGGTTGTTAACTGCGCTCCAATACTCAGTATTGGTAGAAGTAACACCTTCAATTAACATATCCATAATCTCGAGGTCAATTTCTAATGAAATATACTCAGACATGATATTAGTTAATTCAGCTTCAGCATCCAAGTTCTGGTAAGCGTTAAGATCTTGAGCGAATTCAGGAGTCCATACAGCCTTTAACTTTTTAGTCTTAGCTGTGATGGCTTGAGATTGCATCGAGATATTAATTTCTGGGATAGAAATTGTAGTAGCACTTTGAGCGTTTGGAACTGAGAATGAGTTAGCTGCTGTATCTTCAAAGTCACCACGATACTGATCAGTAGTAGCTTTATTATACCATACAACTACAGGACCTGTTGGAAGTGCAGAACCACTAACAATAAAGGTAATTGTAGTACCTGAAATTGCAGTGAATTGAGGATAGTTGTAGGTATCAAGTTGGTTAGCTGAAGAGCTAATCAAGAAACCACGAGCACCATCATAATCTGGGTTGCTTAATAAGCTACCAGTAATACTTACTTTCCATAATTTATTAGCAGCAGCAGAAGCTGAGAAATCTGAATCGTAGTTTACACTAGACCAGTCAGCTTGAGAAAATACAGCTGTAGTAGCTGCAGCAGAACCTGAAGTTAATGAAGCTGTAAATTGGTTAGTTGAGTAAGTAAAACGACCAGCGCCATATAAACCACCAGCTGCAGATGTGTTAGCAAATGGAGTAGTGCTAGTGTTAGTACGGTTACCGTATAAAGAACCACCGTTAGAGAATGGGTTCTTAGTAGTACCATACTGGAAATCAAGGAAGAATACAAGACCAGAAGGTAAGTTCATTGGTTGAACGCTAACGAATTCTTTCGCTGCGATTTGACCAAATACCTTACGTACTAATGGTAATGCGATACCTGCCCAGTTTTCACCGTTTGTACCTGAAGTGAAATAAGAATTTGTTCCAGTAGCTGAAGACTCAACTACTAATTGCTTGGCTTGGTTTTCTAATAACAAAGCCATGTTGTTTTTGTTGATGTCTTCACCAAGACCTTCTAAAAGGCCTGTTTTTTCCCACTTGTTGGCTAATTTAGCCGCATCACTCTGAAGTGATCTCCATGGGTTGGCTGACTCAACTAATTGCTGAATTGTTTCCATAGTTATTTAAATTGGTTTTTAAATTTATTAATTTGATTTTACTTTTTTAAGCCAGCGAGTCTTTGCATGCGAGCAAAAGCTTCATTAGCTTCAATAATTGGTTGTTTAGGGGCAGCAGGTGCAATTGTTTTAGAAGCTGAACCTAATGATTCTTTAATTGAACTCTTTGCAACTGTAGTAGTTTTTAAAGATTCAGTTAAAGTTTCAAATATGATTTTCACTTCTTTAACAGTTTCTGCTTTGTCGAATGTGTTTAAAACCTTAATTTTTTGTGATTCGGTAAGATTCTTAGCTTTGAAGATTTTATTGGTATAAAGAAGCTTAGCATTTAATAGATTAACTTCGTTGAGTTCGTTACGGAGCTCACTAATAGTTTCTTCCATTTCTGTGCTTTCAGCGTCGTCTTCTTTAATTTTACCTTTAAACTTGCTAATTAAACTTTGAGCTAAGCTTTTAGCAAATGGAGCAGCTACACCAGCACCGATTAAAGCGGCTATTACTTTAGCGCCATCTGCTGTTGCAAGAGCTTGTTCAATTGTGTTAGCTATAACTTCCGGATTAAGAGCTTCATCTACGTTTTCTTCAGAATCCATTTCAGATAAAATTTCATCGATGTTGATTTCTTCGTCGAGTTCTTCTTCACTCTCCATTTCTTCGCCACCCATGTCTTCCATGTCTTCCATGTCTTCTTCACCTTCTTCTTCGGCTTCTTCACCAGCCATAAGCTTACCAGATGCGATCATGTCGTCAATGACTTTCATTACAAGTTCTTCAATTTCTTCGTCAGACATTTCTTCAAGCATGAGGTTCTCGTCGAGTTCCTCTTCCTTTTCAGTAATACCTTCTTCTTCCATTGACATACCTTCTTCTTCCATTGACAACTCAGCAAGAAGTTCTTCAAGATTAAAAGTTTCTTCTAATCCTTCTTCTTCCATACTGTAAGTTTCAGTCATTTCGCTCTCTTTTTGCATTTTTTCCTCTTTTTCCATTTCGTTTAGCTTTTCAGCGAACATAGCGGTAAGTTGGGGAGTGAATGCTTCTTCAAGAGCTGCTTTTGCGCTAGCGATTGCTGTTTCTCTAATAGTTTTAGCTTCAGCAATGCACTCTTTAAGCGTTTCTCTGTTCATTGTCCTCAAATAAATTTGTTTTGGAAATACGTTTAATATAAAACGTAATAGATTGTTAACTAATTGATGCTACATATGGGGAAAAGGGTAGCATATTTGAATATACATATATGCGTATCTACGAAAAGTTACTTTTTACAAAAAAGAAATGCCTCTCTTTCAAGAGGCATCAGTCCTAAAATACTATTTTAGGAGGGGGATTAAAATATTGGGCAAGATCCATTAGCACAAAGTATATCTGTGATAATAGTATTAACTTTAGAATATTTGTCTATAATAGTTGTTTTACTTTCATTTAAACGACCCATATATGAACCTGGGTTTGATGGAGTTGATACAAAGTCCCAACATAATAATTCAAAATCATCTTGTACTTCCATTATTTCTCCCATCTGTTTTAATGAGCCCATACCACGTGATGATACACCTACAGGTATATTATTATCAAATAATGCTTTTAAAATATTGCCTGATGGTGTTGGTAATATTTCTATTGCTCCCATCACATGATCGCCATTCCACCATATTTTTTTGATGTTATGAGATACATTTTTTAAGTTGATAATGGAAGAATCTGGGTGGTCTAGCTCACCTAAAGCACGATTTGCTTTAACATTTTCCATATACTTATCAATTTCTCTTTCCCATAGATCTTTAGCGTAATAGCGGCCATTACCGTTTTTTACTTCGGCTGTCGCTAATATACCTTCAACTAATAGATTACCAATACCTCCTTTACCTTCAATGATTTTAGAAGGTTTGGCTGTGAATGTTTGAGTCTCAATAAGTATCTGTTTCATAATTAACCTTCAAATTTTTGGGTTAAATGTTGTTCTAACTCATCTTTATATTGGATGAACTGTTGTGGTAAATTAGCTAAAACATCTTCTACATTACCTACTTTATCATATAAATCTTCAGCAAAATCAACAGCTTGACTAAATGCCATTTCATCTTCTAAGCCTAAAGCTTCATCAGTATTTTCAGGTTTTGATTTAGGACCAAAATTTGCAAGACGAGCTAAACTAGCAGCACGCGCTTTAGGGTCATAATCACCCATTTCTCCTTTAACATTAGTATGAGGAGCAGATGTGATATCTCTATCATGAATACCTTCAGCTAATATTTCTTTAACTAATAAATGAATTTGAGAACGTAATACTGATTCTTTTAAATCACCGTAACCTGACGCTTTGTGTTTACCTTTAGCAGGTTTTGTTTCACCTAAACCAGGAACATCAGTTGTGTAACCTACACCTTTAACACCAAACTGGCCGTCTTTAACATAGTAATTAAGATCTTTAGCTAAGTTTTTAGCTACAATAGCTCTTAACTCATTAACATCTTTGTCTTTATTTTTTTCATCTTGCATTTCAGTATAGAATCCTTTTAAAAATTCTTGACCGAATACATTATCATATTTTTTAGTATCCTTATAGTCGTAACCACGTGTTGCCATGTCGGTTACATCTTTAGTAGTTTCTTTTTCTATAGCTTTAGCTTCTTTAGCTTCTTTTAAGATTTTTAAATCTTTAGCTTGAAGACCTTTTCTTTCTTTTCCATCATCTAATTTAACATCGTATTGTTCAAAATTAGCTCCACGTTCAGAATAAGCAGCTATTACTGTTCCTTTTTTTCCATCAACTTCAACTTTATCTCCTTTTCTAGGTTCTTTTTCTTCATGTAAAGAATTTATATTTTCTTTAAAGATAGCGTGCCAATCAGGTGTTTTACCTTTAGTAACCACACCACCAACACCTTCAGCGATAATACCTCTATTTTTAAGAATACGAACTGTATCTTCAAAAGTATTAACTGGGGTGATTACATCTGGGAATAAATGGAGGGCTGATTTAAAAAAGTGATTTTTATTGCCTTTACCTTCTTTAATAAGGTTGTATTGTTCTTGGAGTGTTTTCATTATACAAATAATTTTATTGCTCGATCAATTGTTTTAATTGCTAAATCAGTACCATAGATTGATCTTTTTTCAGGATTTTCTCTATAGCTATTTATTGTTTCTTTTTTAGCTTTTTCTATTTGGGAAATAAGTTCTTTAAGTTTAACTGCTAATAAATCAAAATCTTTTAAACGGCCTGCTATGTATTCTTTTACATCATCAGAAACATTCAATGTGTTTACAAATTCTTCAACATTAAATTTAGGTATTTCTTCTTCCCACAAATGTTTTACTTCAATACCTTTAGCTTGTTTATTTAAAGACTTTTGATTAACTGGTTTGAATCCTAATTTATAATAGTAATTGTGAGCTGTACCGTCAGCTTTTTTATTAGGGTTAAAAGCATTTGGAGTAGCGTAATTTTCTCCAGATCCAGCTGTAAAAGAAGATCCAGTACCAGTAGCACTCATTTCTTTTAAGCGCTTACGTATAATTTCTTTTATTTTATCTTTATTAATCATTTTACGAATTCTAATTCTTCAATTAATTGATAATATTGTAAAAGATTAACTAATTGATCATCACCTACTTTATCAGTTTTACTTAAAGATGGAAGTATGTTAACTACTTCGTTTAATTTAATTTGAATAGCGGGGTTGGTAACTTTTTTATTTATTTTAAGTAAATGTTCTTTAATTTCACTTACTTTACTATTATAGAATTCTTTTAATTTAGGAGTGTTATCAACACTATTAATAAATTCTTTTAAAATATTCTTTTGACTTGTATTTAAATCAGCGTACTTGTCATTAAATTTTTCAAGTAATACTCTATATGCTAATATACGAATGTCTTTGTCTTGATGTTTGAATTCTTCTAAAATATTTTCTTTAACTTCTTTTTTATTAATATTAGAGTTAGTTAAATGTTCTAAAAGAACTGTTTTGTTTTCTATAATCTGATCGGGGTTAGATAATTGGTCCCCACTGTATATTTCTAATAGAGTGAAAGTAGCAGCTTGAATTTTATAATTTGGAAGTTTGGTTTTAAAAAACTCTTCTAAATTATAATGATTTTTAATCTCTTTAATTAAATTATACTTTTGTCTTCTTAAAATAGAACGATTTAAGTGTTTAGAACTTTCAACTATAGTATTAATTATCATGTCAGCTTTTGCTTCGCTGATGTTATTGTATTTAAAAAGACTCTCATACAATTTGTACTCTCTTCCTAGTTCTGTTTTAGTGAAATATTTTCTTAAAATATTAACAGCTGGGGAATCTACACCTGATAAAGTGTCTGCTGTAATTTGTCGTACAAGGAGTTCAAAGAGAATACCCGTATTTTTATACTTTGAATGTTTAATACTCATTCCAGAAGATATAGTTTTAGTTATAAATATATATGAAAATGTCACTCTCGTAATTGAGACTCATCTAATAATGAAGATTCTTCTTTTTTAAGAGATAATTTTTTATCTAAAGTCTCAATTAATGTTTTATTTTTAAGTTGAGTTTCTAATGCTAATGGAGATCCACCTTTAAAATTATTTTTTAAAGACTTATCTTCACCAGTAGCGTCACCTTTTTTCATACCTTTATTACCTAATCTATCAGAACCAAAAACATTATCTTGTGTATTGATATTAGTAGTTTTTTCAGACGGGCGACCTAATTTTAAATCTTCATCATATCCATCAGGTATACTATGACCAGCATATCTACTAGCACCATATAAAGCAGCTAAATCATGAGGTGTACCGTATGACTTACCTGATTCAAGTGGATCATTACCTTCATTTTCAATTTGTTTAAATCTAAAGATACGCTTTTGGTCTTCAGCTATTAAATCTCTATAGTCATCATATTGATCTTGGCTAAGGTGGAATACATTGTCATAAATCCAATCTGTTGGTAGTATTTTAGAGTCAATGATATTTTTAGCTAAATCTACTTTTTCCTTCATTAACGCAATTCTTTCTTGATCATAAATGATAGAAGGAGTAGTTAATGATAATTCAAAATTAGTTAATTGTTCATTTCTATACCCTTGAGTATATAAGTGAACTAAAGCAATTTTATATAACTCTGAAAGGACAATACGTTGTAATCTATCAATTGTGCGAGCAAAACGAATATCTTCTGCTGCTAAAGTGGCTTTACCAGTTAAATCTTTCTCATAACCCATAAACGCTTTAGGTACCTTTAAAGCAGCGAATAACTTATCTCTTAAGTAAGTTACATCCTCAATTGCTGTGTAATCTAAACCTTTAGTAGGTTCAATTCGAGTAGTTGTATCATTACCTCTAACAGGTATATAAAAATCCTCTAATGAGTTTTGTAAATTATATTTTAAATTATATTCACCAGTTTGTGGATCAACAAACGGTGTTCTTTTCATCTGTGAAATAGTCTTTTGCATAAAGTTTTCTACTTCATTAGGTGGAATAGAACCTACGTTAACATAAAAAATTCTTTTTTCTGGAGCACGGACAATACGATGGATTAACATAGCATCTTCCATTAAAACGTATTGTTTAAATAATTTACGAGCTGGCTCAAGGTATGAACGACCATATGGAAGATAGTTAGTATCCGCTACTAATCTAAAATGAGCCATTTCATAATTATCAAAATAGATAGAGCCATCTTGCTTATTAGGGCTATAAGTACCTGTTCCAGTTACACCATAAAAACCTGATGCTCCACCTGAGAAACCATCTGGGCTAAATCTAAATCTAACTTCAGCTGGGTTTTTAGGGTCATAATTTTCTTCTCTCATAATATGGTAAGCCATATATGGGATGACATTATAAACACCAAACTTTTCAGCGACTTCTAACTTTAAAAAGAAATCACCATATTTACACATTTGTCGAATCCAACTCCATAAGTTAAATTCAATATTTAATACATCATAAAATAAATTATAAAGAATTTTTTGTGTGTCTTCATCACTACTTCTAATTTGAAGTACTTCACCCATATCATTTTTAAGAGTACATTCATCAGCTATAATGTCAAGAGCAGAAGCTACAATAGCATCTGTGTCCATTGCATCGTAATCTGAGTATACTTGGGTACGTAAATATCTCCAGTTGAGGTTTAGTTGGGCTCCAAAAAGTGATGTGCTATTACTTGAGTAAATTCGATTATATCTATCAACTAAAGCATTAGTTTGAAATTCTCCTGTTGATTGGATGCTATTAACATCCATCACTTTTAATTGATTTCCACCGGCGTTACGAATAACTACATCTGTAGAAAATAGTTTCCTTAACCTTGAAAATACACTTGTATCTGCCATTTTAAATTAAATTATGTATATAAATATTACAATAACCAGCTTATATTTTCATTCTGCCCACCAATATTCATGTTATATGGATTAGGTCTTCCATTACTAACAAAATTTCCTTGAGGATTAGGTTTTATAGCTGTTATATTACTTAAAGCTGCTCGAGTTAAATCTAGTCCTTGTGATTTAAATTTTAAAGCTGTGTCACGGACGTACATTCCAATCGCAAAACTCATAACTAAGTCGTCATTATAACCGGACTGCGCTTCAGGTCTACCATTTCTCCATATAAACACTTTCATTTCTTCAAGAAGACGTTTAGATTGTATAACAACACTTTTATCTCCAATGTATTCTCTAAATTTATTTACAACTAATGGACGAGTTCTCATAGACATTGTGAAACCTGGTGTCATTCTTGATGGATCATCTGTTCTTTCTAAATAAGTTTCCGCGTTTAGTGTCTCACTTTTTGGAGAATAATACAAGTTTTTGTATCCTCTTTCAATAATTGAGTCAAGAGTTGACCATCCTATGTTAGCATTTTCAACAATTAATAACGCGTCATTATATTCTGTTGCGATACTCACCAATAAATAACCAAATTCTTTTGGTGATATTTGGCTCTTATATTCAGCAACTTGTGTATTTAATTCAGTATCTATAACATGAAATGTTGAAAAGTCTTTACCATCTCCACGAGCTACGTCAGCAACTACCATATAACTCCGTGTATAATCTGGCAACTCCCATATCCATAAGTTATGATCTATACCACGTTTTTCCAAGGGGTCTTTAATAGAAGTCGCTGAAATAAAATCTAGTTGTTCATTATAAAATACTGTGTCACCTGATGTATTAAAGTCACAATCACATTCTTGTGATGCTAATCGTGGGTCTCCTAATAATTCATCTTGTTTTTTTCTCCAATTATTATCACGTTCAGGATGAACATACCATGGAAGTTTAATAGGTAAGAAATCATTTTCTTGTGCTTCTGCTCTAACCCATGTTTGATGGAACCAATTACCAGTACCATACGGAGTAGATAATACAATTGCTCCACCACCAGTTGCTAAAGTTTGTTGGGCTGAAGCCCATATCTCAGCTATACCTTCAATGAAAGCAGCTTCATCTATAATTAAAAGGGATACTGCTTCTGATCGACCTGCATCACCTGCAGCTGATACTGCTTTAATTTGAGAACCATTACTTAATCGTAATGTTAATTTATTATTTTCTTCAGCATTTATCTTTAACCAAGAAGGTAAGTTTTCAAACATGAATTTAACTTTTGTTACCATGTTTTTAGCTGTTTCTTGTTTAGTAGCTATACAAAGAACATTTTTATCCTTTTGGAATAACATCATCCATAATGAATAACCTGCTACTAAAGTTGATATACCTAATTGTCTTGATTTAAGTACTATATCATATGGATGATCTCTCCATAATCTTAATACTTTTTCTTGAAATGGATAAAGGTTAAATATAATTCTACCACGAGTTGGATGTTGGATGTGGCAGTATTTTTTCATAAAGTGAGCCGGATCTTGGGCACACTTTAAGTATTCTTCCCTTATTATTTGTTTTAAGTCTTGAGACATAACTTTTAATTAAAGATTAAAGAGATTTATCTAATTTTTTCTCTAAATCTTTTTTCTTAGCTGTAAGATCTTTTAATTGAGTTTTAATTTTATCTTTTTTGTCACCCTCAGTTTTGGTGTATTCTTTAGCTAAGTTTTTCATTTCTTTAGATACTTTAGCCAACTCATCTTTAATTTTAGCTACACCAGCATTTTTCTTTAATTCTGCTTTAGTTGGTTCTTTTTCTTCAGATGAATCATCATCTGATTCTTTTAAACCAACATTTAAAGCTACAGATGTCAATTTGGTTGAATCTTTTTTTCTCTCTAAATCATCAGCTGCGTCTCGTAAATCTTTAGGTTTTACTTTTTGGTTTTTAACAGCTGTTTCAATTTTCTTTTGAGCGTCATCATTAACTTCGCTTAGTATTTCTGTGATGATTTCTTCTATTTGGGATTTTAACTCAGATTTTTTCATAATTAATTTGGGTATAAATATTAAAACCCTAAATAAGACTTAATCTGTTCTATTCTTTGTTCTGTAGTGCCTGAGATTATACCTAAGTTTTTCATATTATGTAAATTTTCTTTGATAAGATACTTAATAGTACTGTCAATTAATTCACGATAATTAACATCAGTTGTTCTAACACCGTTATCTTCAATTTGAACTCCTATAGGTGACACATAAAAAATATAATCATATTCCCAAATAAATGGAGCAGCATACTCAATAAATGCTGTTTTATCTTCTCGATTAATTGATTTAGCACATTGAGCAAATGACATTACATCAATTACTGTTCTATCAGTAATAACATCTTCTCTCATCAGTTCAGAACAACGTTCAGCTAAGAATATTGTTTGACCTTTTAATGTACTATCAGTGTTTAATGGAATACCTAAATCACGTAAGTATTTACTACGTTCAGTAGCGAAGAAATAATCTT